AAACATACAAGACTTACTGTTCTTAGAAAATAGGGATAGAAAATACGATCCTGATGTGTATAGTATTAGAGGAATTTACAATGTACAAGACATAGACTTTGACCTAAGTCAGTTTGGCCTATTTTTACAAAATGATACATTGTTTATGACTGTACATATTTCTAGTAGTGTAAAGTCTATTGGTAGAAAACTAATGTCCGGCGATGTAATAGAATTACCGCATTTAAAAGACGAGTATGCACTTAACGACTTTGATGTAGCATTGAAGAGATTTTATGTCATCGATGAAGTAAGTAGAGCAGCTGAAGGTTTTTCACAAACTTGGTATCCGCATTTATATAGGTTAAAATTAAAACAAATATATGACGGTCAAGAATTTAAAGAAATACTAGATCTACCAGCAAGTGAAGATAGTGACAATACATTAAGAGATGTTTTAAGTACATTTGAAAAGGAAATGCAAATTAACGAAGCAGTTGTACAACAAGCTGAAGTTGATAGTCCATTAAGTGGTTATGAAACAAGTCATTTATATACTAGAAAAGAAGCAGAAGATGGTACAAATGTTATTGAACAAAGTTTTCCAGACGAAGTACCAGACGTTGTAATTGACCGTATAACTGAAGAAGGTATAAAAGACGATTATGACGGCTATCTTATTGGAGACGGGCTTGCTCCAAATGGTGAAACATTTGGTTTTGGAATAAATTTTCCACTAAATGCAGCTACAGGAGATTATTTCTTGCGTAATGACTTTTTACCAAATAAATTATTTAGGTATAATGGTTCAAAATGGGTTAGACAGGAAGACAGTGTACGTATGACACTATCTAATACTAATTTGCGTCAAACACAAAAAACATCATTTATTAACAATACAAATACAAGCACTATAAATGGCGAAGTTGTGGAAGAAAGACAATCACTGAGTAAAGCACTTAGACCTAAGGCGGACAATTAATGCAACATTTTTATGACGGACAAATAAGGCGTTATCTTACACAAATTATACGGTTAATGAGTAATTTTCAATATCAAGATAACAAAGGACAGTTTACTAGCATTCCTGTCATGTATGGTGATATGACTAGACAAGTATCTAGCCTCCTTAGAGACAATTCAGAAAATAAAATACCTAGTGCTCCTAGAATGGCCGTGTATATTACTGGTTTAGAAATGGACAGGTCAAGAACAAGTGACCAAAGTTATGTAAGTAAAGTAAATGTACGTGAAAGAGAGTACGATCCAGCTACAAATACATATGGTGAAGAACAAGGTAATGCATATACTGTAGAACGTATAATGCCTGTTCCTTATATATTAAGTGTAAATGTCGATATATGGAGTACAAACACTGATCAAAAATTACAAATTATGGAGCAAATATTGTGTTTGTTTAATCCAAGTTTAGAAATACAAACTACTGATAATTACGTAGATTGGACAAGTTTAAGTGTAGTGCATTTAGAAAATATTAACTGGAGTAATAGATCTATACCTGTAGGGGTAGATAGTGAAATAGATGTAGGTTCTATTAGCTTTACAACTCCGGTGTTTATTAGTCCGCCTGCAAAAGTTAAAAGACTTGGTGTAATTACAAATATTATTACAAGTATTTTTAATGAAGAAGCAGGAGTAATTGACTTTGGCGAAGCACGACCTACGTTAGATGCTTATCAAAACAATCCGTTAGCTGCAACAAGTGAAAATAGGAACGGTGAAGATCGTAAAGCCATAAGAGGCGATGTTGATGCATTAGCAAACGTAAATTATAATAATTATAATATTGTTGTACTAAACAATACTGCTTTAATAGTAGAAGGAGCAACGGTAGGCGAAATAGATTGGCAACCTATGTTTGAACAATTTGCAGGTCCTTATAGAGCAGGAATTAGTAAACTATTTTTACGTAGATCTGATATAGATGGTGATGTAGTTGCAACTTTTACATTAGACGCAACAAATACCAAACGTTTGATATTAGATTTTGACGAAGATACAGTTCCTACAGATAGCATCATTACTAGTCCACTGCAATCTAAGTCAAAAATAGACTATATTATAGATCCTTCAAATTATGATCCAACAGCAATCAAATCAAGCGGTGTTAGATTATTACTTTTATCGGCAATAGGACCTCATACAGGAGGCGAAGGGCCAAGTGCCTGGCAAAATGCTGATAGTTCTTATCTTACTGCAAATGTAAACGATATTGTTGAATGGGACGGATCAAGTTGGAGTGTTGTTTTTGACTCTGCTGAAACATCTAATTTAACATATACTTCAAACTTAAATACTGGTGTTCAATACAAGTATAACGGAGTTGAATGGGTTAAATCCTTTGAAGGAGAATACCAGGTTGGAACCTGGAGAATCGTACTTTAAAATATATACTATATGAAAGCAGATATAGTATGTAGCGGAGCCTTAATTTTTGCCAAAGAAACTGAAAGATTTTTACTATTGCATAGAGCAAATGGTAAAAAGAACAATCTTTGGGGACTAGTAGGTGGTGGCAACGAAGCCGGAGAAACCCCATTTGAAGGCTTAAAACGTGAAATAATAGAAGAAATAGGCGAAATGCCAAACATAAGGAAAACTATTCCTTTAGAAAGTTTTGTTAGTAATGACGAACATTTTCATTTTCACACCTATTTGTGTGTTATAAATGAAGAATTCATACCTAATTTAAACAGTGAACATGACGGTTATGCATGGGTATCTTTTGGTATGTGGCCTAAGCCGTTACATCATGGCCTCAGAAATACACTTCAAAGTAAGGTAAACCAAACAAAATTACGCACTGTATTTCAAGTAATATCTTTACTTGACGAATCTTAATAAGAATGTTATAATTAATTATGTCAAAAGTATTAGTTTTAGGTGATATTATAATCGACAAATATGTTTATGGTACTAGTTCTCGAATTAGTCCAGAAGCACCTGTTCCTGTAATCACATATTTAGAAGAAAAAGAGACATTAGGCGGTGCAGGTCTTGTTTATGAAAACTTAAAAAGTTTAGGTGTTGATGTTAGTTTATTCGAACATAATCAACCATGTAGTATAAAGACACGTATAATTTGCGACGGTCATTATATAACTCGTATTGATAAAGATAAAAATGCAAAATCAAATGTAGTTTTAGACGAAGTATTATGCAGTGATTTTTCAGAATACGATTATGTTATTCTAAGCGATTACGACAAAGGTGTACTAGATAATGCAAAGCAAATTATTGCTCATATTAATAGTCAAGGTCCTAAAGTGATTGTTGATCCAAAAGAACATGCAAGTCATTATGAAGGTGCTTGGCTAGTAAAGCCTAACGAAAAAGAATTTCAAGAATATTTTATCAATTGGCATGGTAATATTATTACAACACGAGCAGGTAAAAGCGTTATTGCTAATATAGACAACGAAGTATATGAAGTAAATGTAGACACTGTTGAAGTATCAGATGTTACTGGTGCAGGAGATTGTTTTATGGCTGCATTTGTATACGGATTAACAAAAGGATATCCGTATAAGAAATGTTTAGAGGTTGCTGTAAAAGGATCTACTGAAAGCGTAAAACATGCTGGTACATATATCTTAAAAGAAACTGATTTACAAAAACGCATAATTTTTACAAACGGATGTTTTGATATACTGCATAAAGGTCATTTAACATTATTAAAAAAAGCAAGAAATTTAGGAGATAAATTAATTGTAGGTTTAAACACTGATAATAGTGTTAAGAAACTTAAAGGACCTAGTCGCCCTGTAAATAATCAACAAACAAGATTAGAACAATTAGAAATTTTAGACTGGGTAGATGAAGTTATATTGTTTGACGAAGAAACTCCGTATAATTTAATAAAAAAAATAAACCCTGACCTTATTGTAAAAGGCGGAGACTACAAAGTTGATGAAATTGTAGGGCATGATTTGGCACCTGTGCATATTATACCTACAGTTCAAGGTTATTCAACTACAAATATTATAGAGAATACAAATGAAAATATTAATTACAGGCTATAAAGGATTTATAGCACAAAATTTAGGTAGATATTTACATTCACAAGGCCATGAAGTAGAAGGCTTTGACTGGATTACAAATACCTTACCGGCTGTTGATTTTTACGATCAAATTATTCATCTAGGTGCAATTAGTGAAACAACTTGTACTGACGTTGAAGCAGTGATGGAGCAAAATTTAGACTT